GGGTGTCAGTTGGTTGTTTCGAGCGAGCATTCGGTTCATGGGCCTGATGCAACTTCTCTGATTTGGGTGGTTGAGCCAGCGGTGCAGAAATTCGTCAGTCCAGACGGCGGAACGCTGGTAATCACGACGCCGGACGGCTCATATCTGAACTTCTCGCTGTTTCCAGACGACCGAGAACAGCAGCAACCAAATCGTGAGGAGCAGCCGAGACCAGCGGCTGACGAGTTTTTCGAGGGTAAGGAAGGCGAAGTGCCGTTTTAGGGAGGAGACGAATGCGACTATCTGAACCAGCAGGGCTAACGGCAGTGCAATTGCTGTTTCTGCAAACGATCTGCAATCGACCGAGGGGGCGAGAAGCGATTAAGGAGATTGTTGAAAACGCGCATGGGGGACCGCTTCACAAAAGTGTGTTCGTCAGGCTGTGTCAACGCATGATCGAGCACGGATACGCGATAAGAACGGCCACGAATAGACAGCGTTCAATGTATGAGATCACACCATTAGGCCTTTCTACATTGCAGTGGTGGGCGAAATGTTGCGACCAAGTTCGAGAAAACAGACCTTGTATCGGGTCAAATTCTTAGCGTTCCGTCTATCTGTTTTTCATCCCCGTGTTACATTGTAAGCGATTTTCATAGTCGCTAAGCGATTTTCACGGAGGATTGGATCTTGAACGCTTCTATCGTTTTGCAGGTTGCAACCTTTCTTGAGACTCTTGACGTATCGGAAGTCTCTGCGTTTCACGCTCTTGTTGTCGCAGGCAAGATTCCAGCGAAGTTCGCACAGTTTCCAACCGAGACGAAAGTGATGGACTCGCTTTTTACGAAAATCGCGGCGTGCCCGGATTTGGTCGCCGCTTGATTTGCGAACTGGAATCGAAAAGGAAGCGAGATATGTCTCGAAAGTGGTTGGTAATCAGCGGTTGCGTATGTGCTGCATTGGTGTTTTTCGGATTGCATGATCTGCTGAAAGTGCAAGTCAGTCACGCAATGCAGGCAACCCCAGGTGCAGAGCCTGTTTGGTGGTCATCTGTCGTTTCTGTTCTCGCACAGTTCGGCGGATTGTCTGGTGTCGTCGGTGCGGCTCTGGCTTTCGTTCACAAGTGGGAAGATACGATCCCCGTCGGGCCAAGCAAAAAACTGATCGTGTCTGCCGTTTCCGCAGGTGAGCAGGCTGTTTTAGCACAACTCTACAAAACGTCCAGTAATGCCGCTTTCCGCAAGTCGATTCGTGACGCGGCAAAAGCAGACGATCAAACCATTTTCGATAGTAACTTCCCATTGGACGACAAGATTGACGGAGTTTCTGCGACTTGATGGAAGCGACGAAAACGGCTGAGCGGTTGATAGCGAAGTTTTTAGCGAGACGACGACATGCGGCGAATCATATTCTTTCTCGGGTTGATCGCAGTCGTCGGTTGCTCGCCGGACGCTCTTGTCAGTGTCAAAACCGACAAGGAAACACCAGCAGGTCAGCAAACAGTTTGGACTGTGATCGCAGACTATGTCGATGCGGGTGATGTTGCGGACTCGACGAAGCTCGAATTGATGGTCAAGCGTCTTCGAGCACGCGGATCGATCGACGATAACGCGGTTGAGAAGTTCTATTCGGCGTTTCCTGGAATCAAGGAAAAAGAACTGCCGATCACGAAGGACGATTCCTCCAAGCTGAGGGGGATCTGATGTCCAATTATGGATGGTCATTTGATTCGAGTCGAATTGCGGCCGCATCCGAGAGAATCGCGGCAAGCGGTGCGAAGTTCTCGTTTTCGGCTGACCGTCCTTCGATGGCTGGTTATTGGAAGCGTCAGCAGTCGCGTGGCGTGACGAATATTTTAGCACAAGACGACGAAATCAAAGTCGCTGGATCATGGCGACAACCTAATAGCCAAGTGCGAGGCACGTGCGTCGGCCAAGGATCTTCAAGAGCAATCGAGGACGTTCACAATTCCCGGATTGCCGATGGCGTGATCGTCGGTGAACACACGTTAATTGCCTATGAGCCGATGTATGGCTATGAGCGCCACGCCCGATGGGGTGCGACTCATCAATGGGGATGCCGATGCGGTAATTGCCCAGACGGTCTTTCCGGTGCAGACGCTGCCGAGTTTTATTCAAATTATGGTGTGCTTCGTCGTGCAAACTATTCGCAGGTCGGAGTCGACCTTTCGCTGCCTAACGAGCAAATGGCGATTTGCTGGAACAATACCGGAGTTCCACAAACGCTGATCGCCGCTTGTGCTTTCCATAAAATCGTGTGTCACTCGTCAGATTCTTGGGACGAATACGAAGATCCAATCTCCGCCAAGATGTGGGGCCATATCTGCCTTCCGCAAGTCTTCGAAGGGCATCGAGTCGAACAGTACGGAACCGTGCTTCCAGATAGCAATGGTGGACACGATACGGAAGTCTGCGGAATCGTCACGCTGCCGAATAACGAAACTGGATTTGTGATTCAACAATCGTGGGGAAATGCGGTTTCGTATCCGCCACAAGTCAAGACGATTGAAGGCCCGGTGAATATGCGACATGGATCATACGTCGTTCGCAAATCCGTATTGCAGGACATGGGAAGCCAAGTCGAGCGTTTGTCGTGCGACATTCCTGGGGGGAGTTCATTCCGTGCGATTTAATCTATACTTTGTCGGTCTGATTCTGTTCGCGTCTGTGGCGTTTGCTGGACCAGTTGAACAGGTTGCGGTCGCCGAAGCATTCGTGTGGGCCTGTCAGAATCAACGGCCAGCACTCGAACCGGATTTATTTAAGGCAAGTCCACCGGCGTCAGTCGATGGCAGCGGCATCGGGCGAGCGGATTCGCCTGTGTCGCCTTTATCCGCTTCGGTCGAAGTCTCTGCGGTATCGAAGGACACGACCGGATCAGGAAGCGGAACAGTTATCGAGTGCGACGGAAAGACGTCCAAGATCCTGACGGCGGCACACATTTTCGATAAACTGGTCGACCCTGAAATCGCGGTTGCTGCTGCGGGAAAAACATGGTCCGCAACACTGCTGAAGATTGATCGTTCAGTCGATTTGGCATTACTGTCGGTAGAGTCAAGTTTTCCTGCTGTAAAAGTTGCCAAAACGATTCCAGCAGATGGGACTGCGGTAACGTCGATTGGACTCGGAAAAGCCGTAAAAACGCGAATTATCTCGCTGGACACGTACGACAAGCCTGCGGTGTTCTTCTGCTCGACTCGTGAATCTGAAGGCCGATCTGGCGGAGGGTTGTTCGCGAATGGCGAGCTTGTTGGCGTGATCAAGGCGTATGTCAACGGTCGAGCAACCTCTCTGTATGTCGCGACAGACCCAATTCATGACTTCCTAGCGTCTCCGTCGATTAAATCGGCTCCGTTGTTTCTTCCAAGTTCTACCGAAATGCGACTCGAACCGATCTCGCCGATACAGGCCGGACCGAGATCGATTCCGGTGGCAAAGTTTTATACAGGTGAGAAAAAATGGGGCGTCGGCTGGTGTCGTAATTGTCCGAGGTACAAGTCTGCCTATGGAGACGGAAACGACAAGGTTCGGGTCGAATACACAGACGAGCCGTTGCCGGAAGATGACCCGATAGGACTTTATCCAGCGGTTCGTTTTATAGGTTCTGATAGTAAAGTCAAATACCCCGCCGACAAGCACGGGCACTACAAGATTCCTGAAACACTTGACGACCTCTCCGACATCGTCAGCCGAAACGCGGTAGACAATACGCAATACGCGGCGACAGGGCCAGCGGGTGCGATCCACGCAATACCGCAGATTAAGCAGGGGTTCGATTGGTTCAGAGAATACATCGGAGAGGATCGGCCAGTCTCGGTTGTGATCGACCGACAAGAAGCGTTGATCAATCTATTGTCAACGAAAGACTTCGACCCGAAAACGATTGTCGGAACTAACGGACGAATTGAGATCGAGTGCCCGCAGTCGAACAAGATCCCGGTTAAGTCAATCGGCGTGAACTATCACACGGTTGGAAGCGGTCTGTCTGTTGATGCCGATCCGTTTGTGATCGAGCACTTCCTTGACAACTTCGGCGTGAAGAAATCGTACGGTGCGACGTCATATGGAATCATCGGGATCGACGATGCTCTGTTTATCTATAACTGCTTCGAGATGTTTCGCGACCTCATTTCAATACTCCACCCGCATGCTGACCTTGTACTTCCGGCACAGATTTCGTTCACGGCTGTTTTGCGCGGCGACGAACTGACGATTGACTTCGATAAGTATCCTAGCTGTCGCCTAACTTGGCTATTCCAGTTCAACTTAGGCGTCAAATATGTTGTTGTGTCGTTGCCGAAACAGAATGTGCATGTCGATCTTGTGGGCAGTAGATGGATCAAGTCGCGTGATTTTAGTTTGAAATAACGGTTCCCGATTCCCAGTGTCGTTGACGCTTAGGCTATTCAGCCATGAATTCGGAACCGGTCGGTAGTAGTGATTTCCTGCCGACTTAATATTGAGGGGTGAAGTGTGTTTGACCTGACGACAATTCAACTGATGAACTCCGGACGCATGAATCTCGCGAATCTGCAACCACGAGATCGGATATCGTCAGATTCGGTACGCGAAATGAGTGCATCCGTACGAGCGACGGCGGCGATTTTCGATTGTTCGTACGAGGCTGAATTGATGATGGTGTCAAATTCGCCAACTGCTTTTGGAGTGTCAGTGAAACAATGAACGCACGATACGAACGCGAATACCCGCCGAAACCTGATTCAGTCTGGATCAATAACGGTCTGGACTGGCTGGATCGTAAATATCCGAAGCCATCGTTCGCGAATGGTCTGATCTTTATCGTCATCCTGTGTTCGGTCTGCGCTAGTTGTCTGCTGATGTTTCAGACAAGTTGCCTGCATATGTATCAGGGAGACGTAAGTAGCGGACAGGAGCAATCGCAGTCGATTCATGTTGTGCCTGGGGCCGAGCGTCCATTGATTGAGCAGTTAGAAGCAGGTGAGATCGACGAAGAAATGTCTCCAATTGGAGACAAAAACCACGACTCGGGAATCGTTGGCGCGTTGCCGCCACGTGACGATTGGATGGGCAAATTCAGGACAGCACGTAAGCACAAACTCGAAACGCATCCGCTTTGCGAGGCTTGCGGCGACACGGCGGAAGAAGCTGGCCATTTGGAAGCTCACCACGTGATTTCGGTCAAGAGGATCGTTGAAGAGAAGCTAAAACCGGAACTTCAGTGGGACACTGAGAATCTCATCATTTTGTGCAGGGTTCACCATCACGATTGCGGGCATCCTCACGGATGGTCTGAGTCGAATCCCAATGTCAGGCGAGATGCGGCGAGAGTGTTCGAGCATGAATGGCCAGGATGGGCATATGCGGAGTTGGTGACGGAGAAAACGAATCCGACACCGGCACGCGGTGAGAGGCTTCGAAAGTCGACGGAACGAAAGACGACGGTTGCACCATGATTAGTGTAGGAACAGCATATCCCGGAAATGTGCATTGCGGAGATTGGCCTCCACAGGGCAGCGGATTGCCTCTTGGCGGTACATGGTGGGGTGCTCAACCTACTGGTCCGACAGTAAGTCCCTATGTGCCTTCGACGACGGTTCCGCAGCGGCCATATATGCCAAGTCCGCCGGAGGGTGGTCCGTCATTTTTCTCGGCTGAGCTGGGTTATCTGCGTGATGAAAACGAGAGATTGCGAAGGCGTATCGAAGAATTGGAATCGCGAATGCGATCGTTGGAAGGTCTAAAGCAGTCGTATTTGGCGGTTGACGAAGTCGACTGAACAGCGGCTAGGCCGCACAGAGAGGCGGTGATCGTGTGGGGTTGGACTAAGGCATTAACGGATCTGAGGGATAGTTTTACGAAGTGGATTGCATACTTCGAACAGCGGCTATCCACGACAAACGGACGGTTAGACAAACTCGAACAAAAGGTATCGAAAATGGCGAGTCAAGCAGATTTGGACGCACTCAAGGCGGCGTTCGTTGATTACAAGACGAGTTCAGCGGCAGTGATCTCTGCATTGCAGGCGAAGATTGCGGCTACGGCAGCAGATGACACGGCGGCGATTCAAGCCCTAACGGCTGAAGTGCAGGCGGACAAAACCGAACTGCCAGTAGTCCAATAACGACACAGGACGTGGTCTGCGGGAGCGTCATGACGACGAGTACGATCTCCCGCAGATTTGTTAATTCAAGGCTCGATTTCAATGGTGGAATTATGTCAGTTGCATTGTACTCCTCGGATGCGATTATCAAACCTGATAATCGAGTTATTTCGAGGATCGGCGAACGAAAATGCACAACAAAGGCATCGCAACGCGAGGAGCGAATAATCATGAAAACGCTTTACCTTGGCATGTTTGCGATGGTGGACCTCACTGCGGCTGTACTGGCTCAGTCAACGGACGTTCTGTGGGATAAACACTTCTATCACAGCCTGATAGGCTCGACATTGGCGGTCGTGGTGTTCGGCGGAGTCTATCCAGTTGCCGACAGCGTTTGGTTGTTGCGACGATCGATAGCAGCATTGGCGATTGGCGTTGCTGCTGGGCCTTTTACCGCAAGCCTGTCGCAGCAGTGTTTCCATATCGAGTTGAACTCGATGTCAGTGGTGTTCGCGTCCGCGATGTGGAGTTTGGGAGGCCCGTTTGCCGTACAACGGTATGGTGAAAAAGCCATTGACAAGGGTGCTGAATACCTTCACCTGAAAAATGGGTCTACCGAGCAACATTCGATCGAGACACCTGACAACCGCAACGACGACACGGTTAACGGGAAGTAATTGCAATGACCAATTTCGGCATGACCATTGTCGTGATGAGCATTATCGGGTGCTTGAAGTGTCTGTGGACAAATCCAGCAAACATGAGTGCGTGGATTCTGGCGATTGCCTGCACCGTCATCGCACTTTGGGACATTATCGCCGATCGTTGCGGATTATCTGACACAGTCAGTTGGAGGGTCCGTAACATTGCAGAAAAAACTCCCGATTTTCTGCTGTACATTGGAATTTTGATCGGGCATTTTTTCGCCAATATGAGACCTCAGTAAATGACAACCTACGTCTCAACAGCCCTGATTTGTTCGAACGGGACGATCCTCAACGCTCCGAGCGGGGACGGTACGAGTCGACAGGTTGTAGCTACAAATGCGTCAGGTCAATTATCATTCATCACGCTGACGACGAGCGATATCTCCAACTTCCCGACCCTTGGATCAGCGGCGTATGTCAACACGACGACATTTTGTCAGGTAGTCAATAATCTCAGTGATGTAAACGCCACGGCTGCCAAAACCAATCTCGGATTGGCTACGGTTGCGTCGACTGGCGTCTATTCCGACTTGATCAGCAAACCCGATTTAACGGTCTATGCACCCCTCGCAAGCCCTGCACTGACTGGGAACCCGACATCGCCGAATCAAACGGCAGGCGACTCGTCTACTAAGATCGCGAACACCAATTTCGTGACGAGTGCGATCAATACCGTTCTGGCTGCCGCACCGAATAAAAATTCAGTCAAGTACGCGACGACGGCGGCACTTCCTGCGAATACCTACAACAACGGGTCAAGCGGTATCGGTGCGACGATTACAGCGAATTCCAATGGGGCTGTTACGGTCGATGGGTCCGCATTGGCACTCAATGATCAATTGCTTGTTCATAATGAAGTTACAACAGCAAACAACGGGATCTATAGCGTCACGCAGGCCGGCGATTCAACGCATCCATTGATCCTGACACGCCGAACAGACTTCGATCAGACTACGGAGGTGTCTGCGGGCGATGCTGTCTACGTTACGAGTGGATCTACACTCGCTGGCACGACTTGGCAGATGAACACGGTCGGCACGATCACGATTGGGTCGTCTGCGATCAACTGGACGCAATCGGCTGGTCCCGGATCGTATCTTGCTGGCACGGGAATGACGCTGACGGGGACGACGTTCAGCGTTAATGCGAGTCAAACGCAGATTACGGCTATCGGAACGGTTACAACTGGGACTTGGAACGCGACTGCGATCAACTCGACCTATATTGTTACGGGTACGAGCGGTGCGAGCATCCCATTGCTCAACGGCAACAATACACACAGCGGGGCTTTGACGTTTTCCGCTGCTGGTGGTGCTTCCGCTCCCGGAGTTCACGTCACGGGTAAATCGTTCGCGGGCAATGGCACGACATCGTTTCCACAATTGTACGTCAACGACCTGACCAACGCGACGCCATCGACGACACTAAATACGGCTGGAACTGCAATTGGAGCGAACGTTCATGGCACACCCGACCTATTGAATTTGATGACAGACGGAATATCGAAAATCAAGAGCGACTACGCTGGCAATTTAGTAACGAACGCGGTCTATGTTGGTGGTGTAAGCAGTGTCATTGGTTTGTATTACTCTGGAGGGACGCTGTTACTTAGTGGGATCGGCGGGGTGACCACGTCGGGGGCCAAACTGGATTCCGGTTATTTTTTGCTGGATTCAAGTAGGAGATTTGGGTGGACAGCTACCACATATGTTACTGGTGCTGCGGAAACCGTATTTTGCAGGAAAGGCCCGCAAAATATTCAATTTGGTGATTTTGATGGTGCTTCGCCAGTTGCTCAGAAGCTGTCATTCCAAAGTGTCGCAGCCGGTAACGCGAACACAGCCGCAGTCACAACGACGGTCATTGGAAGCCTTTCAAACGGGTCCGGCGGCGGCGGCGACATTGTTTTTCAGACAACCGCAAGTGTTGCATCGTCTGGGGTACAAAACTCTCCTGTGACGGTGATGACATTGAAGGGCGGGACGCAAGCGGTACAACTGAACGATGCTTCTCACATTATTGTCGGTACTTCAACAGGAACAAAATTCGGCACGGCGACGACGCAAAAGATCAGTTTTTATAATGCAACGCCAATCGTTCAGCCGTCTGGTGATTTAGCAACCGGGCTTGAATCGCTTGGGTTGATGGCAACGTCATCGACATTGGCAACAACGAGACTTAGCGGTGCTCTTCCAGTTCGCGAAACGACAGTTGCCGATGCGACATCATTTACGCCAAACGTTGGAACAACAGACCTTTGCTACCAGTCAAATTCACAGGCCGGTGGAACGCTGACGATCAATAATCCGACTGGATCACCAGTTGACGGTCAGACGCTGCTGATTCGGCTGAAATGCACGAATGCTCAAACATTGTCATGGGGGACGAACTACGTCACGAGCACAGATTTAGCCCTTCCTACAACAACGTCGTCGGGAGGCAAATATGATTATGTGTTGTTCATTTACAACGGGATCTCGTCGAAATACGACATCCTCGATAAGAACTTTGGTCATTAATCATGAAAGAAATCATCATCGTTGGGATCGTGTGTGTACTGGGTTGGTTCGGATCGATTGTTGTCGAGCAATTCAATTTTGAATCGGCATTGCATGAATCGGACTCAGCCACAGCAACACAACGGTACTGGCAACAGCCTCGCGAAACGGTAATTGACGAAGAACATTACACGGTACAAATTGGAGAGTGACTCGTGGGGTCACAGTCATTTACATCGGGAAGCGGGAACTGGACATCACCAATTAACGGGTTGATGACAATCGAGATTTGGGGGCCAGCGGGTGGTGGTGGTGGTTCGGATGGAGCAGGGGCAGGTTCGGGTGGTGGTGGTGGTGGATATTCGAAATCGATTGTAACGGTCACGACATCAACGGTATTTGCTTACTCCTGTACTGGCAGCGGTGGATCTGGCGGAACAACGGCACCGGGAAACGGCGGAAACGGCACAGCAGCGACGACGGTATCAAATGCTGGCCTAAGCCTGTCGATGTCCGCAAACCCCGGAAACGGCGGTCATAATGATGGGGGAGCGGCAGGCACTGGCGGATCGGCAACAGGCGGAAACACGACGAATACTGCCGGGGCAACCGGGATCGTTGGGACGACTGGACCGGGTGGCAACGGTGGAGATTCAGGATCAGGCAGCGGACACGGAGTTGGCGTCAATGCGGCGGCAGGCGGCAATGGTTCAATCGGCGGTGGTGGAGCAGGTGGATCGGACAATGCCTCCGGTTATGTCGGTGGGGCTGGTGGTGGACCGCAAGTCCTTTTCAGTTGGGCATCCGCAACACACGGATTTATGTTTTTATTGAGGTAAGAAAAATGGCTGGTGTAATCGCGACATTGGAGATTTGGGGTCAACTATTTCCCGGAGCGTACGTGCATCTTGACGGATTCAGTTGTGATCTCAACGCGGTCACGCCGACCTGTCCAGACGGGGTGGTCAACGTGGCCAAGCGATATTATTTCTCGAAGGCTCGCTTCGACGCAAACCCGAATGATTACGTCACTCCTGCAATCGATCCGATGGGGCCGATTGTGCTGCCATACGTCAGGAATTCTGACCCGGTAAATTCAGCAATTGTGCAACTGAAAGAATGGCTCCCAGACGCGGTGGAGGCTTAGCAGTGAATCTAAGTATTTCCAGTGAATTATCGAAATCATTAGTTTGGGCACCTCCCGTTGGACAGACTAACTTCACGGTGATGAATAACGGAAATGCGGTGGCCATCATCGACCGAAACGGAGTTTTCCGTTGTCAAGTTGACCCGACCGATGAAGCTGCCAAACAGTTCATAGACTGCATCGAGAGGGAAATAGGCCGTAGGCTGACTGCGATCGTTGCAACAGAAAAGACAGTGAAGGAAGAGCAATGAGTATTCGAAGACGACAGAAACAATCAGAATCAGCACAATCGACAACCGAACTGACTCCCGAGCAATTGGAACAGGCCGGGAAAGTGCTGGCTGAAAAGAACGCGGCACAGCAACAACGGGCTGAGCAATGCACGAAGGAAATCAGCGAAGCCGTCGTTGCGATCTCGCAAAAGTACAACTGCCAAGTCGCATTCGTTCCCGGTCAGGTCCAAATGCACGTTAAAGCCAACTAAGGCCAATCAATGTCGATAACAAAAACCGCCGTGTTCCAGTGGATCAAAGGGTCAACGAACGTGCTCGTCCGAGTCGCGGGATTAGACGGTACGTTGGTGCAAACTGGGATTACCTGTACCGAGACATCGTCGGGTGTCAGCGGTGTTTTCACGTGCTCGATCACTTCGGCTGTGGCAAGCAGTCTGACGACCTATTTCTTCGACGGATACGACAGCGGGACTGGCAAACAGTTGTTCGACCGGGCGATTGATCTGACTGAGGCGGTTGGGACGTATTACGCACAGGAAATGCCGACTGTACTAATGGTTGCGAATGGAAGCGGGTTGTCTGCTGCTGTGACCGCAATCGAGTCTGCGATTACCTCGGGGCTGGCTGGATTAGGGGCGAATATTACGGTTGTCTCGCCGTTGTCATCAGATGGCACAAAACTGCATATCACCCAGGGCGACAGCTATACGTCGGCGATGAGCAATTCGATTTCGTTCAATATTACGAATCAAACCGGATTAATCGGGGCTATTCCGCATTTGCGTTTTGATGGATCATCGACTGACTTTGCTGTAGCTCCGGTAATCACTTCAGGGACGCAGGCCGTTACGTTCAACGATATCACTACTGCGACGACTCAAGCGTTAACTCCAGGGACGAACATTCGATATCAGATTCGATTCGTTAACGGATCGAACAAATACACGCCAATCGGTGGCGTTGCGATCATTAACAAAGGTTTATAAAGGAATTGTATGCCAGCTTCGTTATCTCATGCTCAGGTGACTGTCGGCACTGCGGCTGTTCAACTGACAACTTCAACGCAGCGATGCAACGATGGAGTTAGAGTCAAAGCGTTGGCCGGAAACAGTGGCACGGTCTATGTCGGAGTGGCTGGGGTGACAGCGTTAACAGGATGGCCTCTGACTGCCGGTCAGGAAGTCCTTTTTCCTGTACAAACCGCCAACGCAATTTGGGCAATTGCCAGTGCATCAAGTCAAGTCGTGGCGTTTTTCGCGGAATAAATGAGATGGGTTACAAACCAACACATCCGCCTAAACTGAATGCTTCACGTCGAGCATTGACGCTGAAGCAAAAGGAATTCGTTAAGCAATATTTATTGCTGCGCGACGGAACGAAGGCGGCGATTGCGGCGGGTTATTCGCAGACTACGGCGGCATCTTTAGCTTGCCGGATGCTTCAGGAGCCGAGAATCAAGTGCGTGTTGAATCGTCAATTGGCGAAGGTGGCAAAACAGTTTGAGCGGCAACTTGGGGATGCGATTGAACAATTGCATTGCTGTTCCACACGCCAGATTGACGACCTCGTTGACCAGGAAACAGGCAAGACAATTACCGACTTACGAAAGCTTCCAAAACGGGCCAAGGCGGCAATGAACGGCTACAAGGAACGGATCACAGTCAGAACTGATAAGGACGGCGGAACGACGGAAACCGTTGAGAGGGAATTTAAATTCGTTCCTAAAGAATCCGCGTTAGACATGTCCTTCAAGATTCGCGGGGACTATGCGAAGACCGGAGATACGAAAATCGTCCAACAAAACAATCAGACCAACATTAACGCAACTTTAACCGTGCATGACATAGTAAGGGAAGCAATTGCAAGCGGAGATGTCCTTCAAATCCTTGACGCCACTGGCCTGTAAAAAAGCCAGTCCAGCATCATTTGCGTTAGCGGCAAGTCGCGGAAAATGGCGACTTGCACCGCATTTGAAGTTGATGAATCGCGTGTTTATGAATGCGGTTATCGATCCGACATCTCCGAGAATTTTAGTTATCGAAGTTCCACCACGTCATGGAAAGTCGGAATTTTTCTCAAAATGGGTAGCCGCTTGGTTTCGCGGAACATTTCCAGATAAGCGAGTTGGATTAACCAGCTATGAGGCAAATTTCGCCCGCCAGTGGGGCCGTAAAGTTCGCAACCTATTGGAAGAGCACGGAGAAGAGTATTTCGGCGTCAAGGTGAAGTCCGACAACCGATCAGCGATTGAGTGGACGATCGAGGGCCATGAAGACGGGGGGATGCAAACGGCGGGGGCCGGAGGTGCTTTGACTGGAAAAGGATTCGACCTGCTATTGGTCGATGATCCGATAAAAAATGCCGAAGAAGCTCGTTCCTTGCGTCAACTGGATGCACTGTGGGATTGGTGGGAATCGACGGCATCGACTCGGCTGGAGCCAGGTGGAATCGCCGTCATCATCGCGACTCGTTGGGCTGAACTCGATCCGTCTGGAAGATTGATTGCTGCTCACGAAACAGGAGACGGAGAACCGATCGTACGATTGCGGCTGCCAGCATTGGCCGAAGAAGACGATCCACTTGGCCGTGAAGTTGGTGAGGCGTTATGGCCGTCGCGTTACGATCGAGAACGATTGGAAAAGATGCGTCAATCGCGGTCTATCTACTGGTGGAATGCACTATTTCAGCAGCGACCGACACAGCACGAGGGGAGCGAATGGCCTGACGACTATTTCACGGACATTTTGACGGAACACTGGCCACATGCGTTTGATACGTTCGTTGCGTACCTTGACCCTTCCAAGGGAAAGACTGACCGCAGCGACTATTCTGCATTAATCGGTCTCGGGTTGCATGGTGGGAAGATTTGGGTTGACGCTGATATCAAACGGCGTCCAGTTCCTAAAATGGTGTCAGATGCGTTCTGGTTTTGTCACGGGCGAAACGTCGAAGCATTTGGGATCGAGTCGAATTCTTTTCAGGAACTTCTCGCACCAGAAATCGATAGAGTGTCGCGGGAATTGAAAGTTTCACCGCTTCCGATCCAGTTGATAGAAAACACTGTAAATAAAGAGGTCAGAATCAACAGATTAGGTCCGTATCTATCTAGGCATCAGATAAAGATTCGCGATAATGAAGACGGTAGATTATTACTGAGACAGCTTAAAGAGCATCCGATCGGTGATCACGACGATGGTCCTGATGCGATGGAAGGTGCTTTGAGGGTTTTGCAGCAGTTGGTATATGGACGAGTCCAGCGAACACAAGACGACGAATACGAAACTGTGGTGGCGTAAATGGGAGTTGATCCAATGTCACTCGAATCGACACTGAAGAACGAACAGATCCTGCAAGAATCCGCCTGGGGCGACATTGTTCCGTTTTCGGACTACCCGAACAATGACTGGAACGACATCGTTTCGGGGACGATTTACGGTCAAGCATTCACGACAATCAGCGACCGTATGCACGGGAAATACTTCCCGATTTTCCAGAACGAGCAGGATCTGGCGATGATCCGGGCTGGCGTCCGTCGATTCATTGGTTTGTCTGAGATCGTGGAAGCTGTTCACAACACGCTGAAGGTCTATACATTCGGCAAAGGGATTGAATGGGATGTTAAACCTATTGCAGGGAAAGATACTCCTGAAAAACTTGTAAACGACATCAAACGGATCATTGATCGATTCGCTGAAAACATCGAGTTGCAAAACTCATTCGATCATGAAATGCAACTGAGGGCGATTGATGACGGAAATACGCTGATTCCGATTGAGAGAGATCCGGCTAATCAAAACCAGATTACCGCATCGTTCATCGAAGTCGACAATCTGACACAACCGAGAAACTCGAACAGCGTTGAGTTCATGGATTACATCTCAAATCAGTTCGGGATCGATTGCAGCGGGTTTTCCCCGAACTGGCTGTTTGGGATCTTGACGCGGGAACGACAGACGAGCAGGCCGCTGGGGTATCACGTCGTTCACAACGCGACAGGAACGGATTGGGAGTTCTATCCCGAAGATCAGTTCGTGCATTTGAAGCGAAACGTTCCCAGAAACATCAAAATGGGCCTGCCAGACTGGTTCGCGGTCAAGCAGCGTGTGTACCAAAACGAAAAACTGCTGACGAATATGGCATCGGCAGCGGCATTACAGGCGGCGATTGCATGGGTTGAAGAATCGCCAGCGGGGACGCAAATGAGCCAGTTGCCGGGAATCGGTAACCTCGATGCGTCATACCCGAAACCGACGAACATCGGAAACGGTGGCGGCACGAGAACGCAAAAGCAGACTCGGTACAATGCGGGAACGATTCTGAGGCCAACTCCGGGACGACAATACAAAGCCGGGCCGATGGGTTCCGAGCGCAACAACGGATATATCGAGGTTTTGAAGGAAATCAAGCGATCGACAGCAAGCCG